TTTCATAATTTCATCTTGAACTTTTTTGATCTCAGCCATACGTTGGCGCATCCCAGAAAGAGCAGTATCCACTTTCTCAATAAATTCTTTATTGTTTTGGGTTTCGTTACGCATTGTTTCAACGATAGATTGCTTATGCTCATGCGGTATGTTTTGCGCACATGAAGGACAGTTATCATTGCTCTCAAAGAAGTCTATGTTTGTAACAATCTCAGAGTTCTTTTCTTTTTTTCTATTCAAAGAATTGAGCAACTTTTCGATACCTTCTTCAACCTGAGTACAATCAGCTATGCTATCGCGAAGAGTTTTGATCTTTTCATTTGTTGCGCTGATGTCCAAAGAAATCTTGGCTATCTGATCATTGTTAGATGTAATCTTTTGTTGAACCGATAGCAGATATTCTTGCTTAGACTGAACCAGCGTCTTAATGAGTTTCTGTTGTGACTCAACTTCCACTCTTGATTTTGCGATAGCACTATCTACGTTTATCAACTCCATCTTAGATTTAGATGCTTTGTCTTTTAGTAGCGTGTTCATTGTTGAGAAGATACGAATATCCAAAATATCTTCAATCACATCCTTGCGCTGTGTCGATGGTAGTTGCATAAAAGGAACAAACGATGCGCTCCCCAATATGACTACTTGAGTGAATGTTTTATAGTTTAATTTTAGGATCTGCTGTTCAAGGATTTTTTGATAATCTTTTGATGCAGAGTCTTGATTGAGTAAAGTAGATGCTTGATAGATCTCAAAGATATTTGGCTTGATACCACGAATTATTTTATACTCAGTTGATCCAACGCTAAACTCAATTTCAACAACAGTGTTTTTTAAATTTATACTGTTGATTAGTTGGTTCTTATTTACATTACGAAATGGTTTACCGAAAAGACCAAAACACAGGGCATCAAGTATAGTAGATTTACCTTCACCATTTTTTCCAACAATCAATGTTGAAGGCGATCTGTTTAATAGGACTTTATTTTCGGAGTTACCAGTTGATAAGAAGTTTTTCCACTGTACGCTTTTTAGTAAAATCATTCACTCTTCCATTTCATACCCAACGATTTATAAATGAATTTCTTCACAAAGTTGGGTTTCTTTTTGTAGTCCACATTTTAGGTTTGACGCATTCAGTATAATCTAACTCAAGTGGAATCTGTTCCGTCAAAGGATAAAAATACTGAATCTCAAGTTGTCGCATTATACCACCTCTATATTAATTGCTTCCGTATAAAGTGTTTTGACAAAGGTTTTGATTTTTTCTTTGTCAAGATCAGTTTCAATTGAATCGATGTATTCGCTTAATACAGTTTGCGTATCTTCAAGATTAATTTCAGAAGATACTTCTCCTTCGTTAAAAGCAGAAAAATCTTCAATAATTTTTACTTCATACGGTGGAGGATTATTAGTATATACTCTTGAGAGGAATTTGTCAAACTTGTAAAAGTCTGCTTTGTTTACAACAATAATCTTGACAAACTTTTCAGCGAATCTACTTACGTCAAGTGTTTCTGCTTCTGTATTGCTGTCATCATATTCATAACGATCGAACATAGTATAGGGGTTTTGAATGAATGTCAATTCTTGACTGTTTACATCAAAAATATGGAAACCACGAGGATCGTTATAATCCTGCCATGTAAGTTCATAGGGGTTTCCTAGATAAGTGATATTATCTTTACTGCTGCGGTGATGGTAATGTCCGCTGAATGTCTTGTCGAACTTCTTAAAGAGAGATGGTTCTAGACCTTCATGACTTTCCATACCACGATACATAGCAAATCCAGCAATCTCAAAGTGACCCATACACAAATGTGCGTTTGTGTTAGTCATCTCATCTATTGCTCTTTCATAGTTATCGGCACAAATCCAAGGAACCATGCAAACATCAGCAGCAGTGTTGCCATAATCTAAGTGGATCGTTTGCGGTGTATCGATAACATTGACATTGGTGTATTCAGCTAACAATAAGTCAACTGAGTTTACATCATTGGTGTTTTTAAAGTAAGTGTCATGATTGCCTGCAAGCATATAAACTGTTATACCCATTTCTTCCAACCTATCAAAAAACATCTGCTTTGTTTTCTTGAGTGTGAAGAAATTTACATACTTACGGCGATCAAATGTATCACCAAGAATTAGTAATGTTGTGATGCCTTCCTCTTTTAACTTAGGAAAGAACACATCATTATAAAACTTCTCATAGTAAGATAGAAAAACCAATGAGTCATTACGTGCGCCGAAATGCTGATCGGTTATAATCGCAGTCTTCATAATATAAACCTACCTAATTATTCTGTAATTTGTAGTTCCGAAATCTCTACATGTACAGTGCGCTTTACTGCTTCTTTAGGCACACCTTCTTCGTCATCTTCAACGTGATCATACTCGACCCAAGCACGACCCATAGACTCTGAATCTTTTAGGTACGTACACGGAACCCACTCACCATTGTGATAAATTTTATATGTCTTAGCCATTTAGTTCTCCTTCAGTGAAGTCCTCTAGCGTTGAACGCTTTTTAGATTTCTTCGGTTTTGTTGGTAATTGTTCTGTATTGTTGTTCATCTGTAAATAATCAACATACGCATTATTATATATGCCATCTCCATCATGCTCTTGCAGTTCAAACGATTCAAAGGGCATTTCTTGAATCATTTTTTGCTTCACATAGTTTTGCTTCTTTTCTTTTTGAATTCTTCGTAAAAAAGCATACCATATAATCTGTGTAAAATAGGCGAAAGGATTGGAAGATTTTGCGGGATCAAAGTTTCGAACATATTGTATACAATTTTCTATCCCATCACTAATCATCTCTTCGCGATACGTATAGTTTAAAAAGTTTGGTTTATACGACAATCTAGTTGCAATCTGCAGTATACATTTTCCAAGATATTCTGGGATCCTTGGCTCTTCAGTTCCTGCTGCCTGCGCTTCTGCAATTTGCGCCTTCCATGCAATCAATGCCTGTAGCAGTTCAGCGTTATTTACGTAGTGTGTAGACATAACATATTCATCCTTGGTTTAATTTCTAACTACAATCATTATACTATATTAATTTCTTAATAGCAAATTTTTATTGTTACAAACTAATAAATTTGCTTCCATACTTGACACGAGGTATACTAACTGTGTTAGGGTTGATAAGGTTAATGTAATGTATCATTAGAGTTCATAACTATTAACTGATCATCTAGATCTTCTTCTATCTCTTCCTCTCGATTCCCCCGAAACTGTATCGTCTCTTGGTCTCCCTGATCTAACGACATTTTCAAATAGACGGGAATCATAAAAGAATGTAATGGTTTCGAAAACAACAAATCTTTCTTCATGAAGGAAAATGTTTTTTCCTCAGTAAACTGACAATATGGACCTGACGTAATTTGCTCAACCAACCCCTGTGGTTCAAGTCTAGGTATCAAGCGAATTAAAAATGGCGACTCAACTGTTATGAGTTCATTATTTTCAAATACTTTTTCGCCCATAACTTGTTCGCCATTATACAACTTTAAAAATACAAATTTTTCTTCTTGTTCTGTGGTCATATTTTAACCTCTATTAATTTGTAATCAAATTTTTCTTCAGAATATATTTTTACTCTTTCAGCAAAGTGATGTAATGTATGATTCTTCCATGACTTCCATGAAAGATCGTCAGCAATATCATATAAGTTACAAGAAATTTTACCTTCTTTTAACCTCAAGCCACGACCAATACTTTGCAGGTTTCTTATCTTACTTTTAGATGGTGAAGCGAAGATAACATTTTCTAACGATGGTATATTAATTCCAGTACTAAAAGTACCAAAAGAAGCAATGATAATGGCATCTGTTTCTCCCTCGGTAATATGTCTAATCGCTTCGCGATCGGTGGTTTCAGTACCACCATAGACAAAGAACACTTTTCGTTCAGAGTGCGCCTTTTCCTTTATTAGATCATGTAGTATCTTTCCATGCTTCTCAACAAACTGAAATAGCACTAAGGTGTTTCCTGATGACTTTAATGCTATATTTGCAATAAAATTGTTTCGCTTAGTATGTGAAACAATAAAGTCCATCTCATCTTGGTATTGATTGTTCTTTCGACCTTGTCTTGTTATGTCATCATACTTCAACAAGATACACGTAATATTTAGGTTTGCCAGTCTCTGACTGTCCATTAATGCTTTGGTTGTAGTTACACGATGTATTGGACCGAATATACCTTCTAGGACTAATTTATGGACTTTCTTATTGTCTAATGTTCCAGTTGTTCCAATCCTATATCTTACATCAGTAAGTTTTTCCATTATAGTAGTTAAGGATTTTGCTTTGAATTGGTGCGCTTCGTCACCATAGATTACATCGAATTGTTGAAACCAAATCTTTGGTTGTTTGTAGATAGATTGCCAAGTAGTGATCAATACGTCTGAGGTAAATTCTTTTGGGAAACCAGAATAAAGTTTCTGGCAATGTTTATCAACTCTCCAATGGTAGTATAAATGATAAAGGATTTTCCAGATGCCGTTGGTGATAGCAATAATGTACGTTCATCGTGTATTGCTTTATGCACTGCTTCCAGTTGATAGTCTCTAATCTCAATAGGTTTACCATGACCCATTGGCGTTAGCCATTCAGCAAACTTAGAAACTGTATCGATGTCGACATTAGTATGAGTAATTACTTGATTGACAAACTCGAGTTCGTATCCACGTTCAAGAGCAAAACTTTCAACATATTTTACTAAGCCAACATATAGAGTCTTACGCATAATATCATACATGCGCACTTTTCCGTCCCAAAGTTTAGCACGATATTGTGGCGTAAACCTTGCTCCTGGATACTCATAGGTAAAGAACTCAGATAGT